GGACGGAGATACAGCCGTTCAGATTATCCCTATGCTAAAAGAGTATTTAGAAATCAATGTAAAGAACGACGAACAACTTGTTAAGTTAGCGACAGTCGTTCAAAGAATTATGGCATCAGAAAAAAGAGTATCAGATAGTGGTGATAATGACTTTGGATTAACAGAAAAAGAAAAAGAACAATTGATGGATGCTATTGAAAATGATGTTCAAGAGTTACAAACAAAAAAAGACGAAATCGAGTCAAGTATTAAAAAAGGAAACTAATGCCCTGGAAAGAGACAGAAGACGCTGGTGGACAACAAAATCCTACTGCTGACTATATGGTTAGCGCCGGAGAGGTTAAAACTTTAATAAAACAACTTGTTGGTGAAACCACATTTTATCAGATTGAGCCGGTAGAAGTATTAGATTCTCAAGGAGGAGTTATCACGGGTAGATATTGTATTTCAGAACACAATGAAAATACTGAAGGTTGTAGATTTATTCCATTGAGTTCAAATGTAATACAATATCCAATTGTCGGCGAAATGGTTCTCGGATTTGAATATAATAATGAAAGATATTATTTTTCTGATGTAAATCCAGAATGGAGTAAAATTAATTCACCACAATATAACGCTAGTAATACTGATAAAGACGGTGTAAATGTTGGTCAACAAAGTTTTGTAGATATTAAACCTAAAAGATTATTAGTGGGAGAGGGCGATACTATTATACAAGGTAGATTTGGTAACTCAATTAGATTAGGTAGTAATCAAGGTGAAAATAGATTTGATTCACCAAATATTAAATTGGTAGCTGGAGTTCGAGATTTAGAACCAGAAGTAACCGATGAGATGATGTTTGAAGATGAAGGCGGGTTTGATGTTTTTTCAGATGATTATATGGAAGCTGGTGCTGATTTAGATTTTACAATTGAAACTTTACCAAAAGATAAATCATCTATTTATCTAACTACTGATGAACAAGTTAATTATCCACAACCTTCATTTTTAGGAGCTAATGAGATAACAAAAGGAATTTTTAACTTTAATCGACCAATGGATTTGGATTATACAGAGCCACAAATAATCTTTGATTCTGATAGAATTTTATTAAATGCTAAACAAGATGATATAGGAATATTCGCAGCAGGTAATATTCATATCAAAGGTAATAGAGTTCAGATAGCTAATGATAATGGTGGTATTAATATTAAAGGTAAAGAAATAGTAAATGATGTTAGTGAAGCTAATGCAAAGATTATTAACGCAACAAAAGAGGGTATTCCATTTCCAGAATTGAATATGGCAGGATTTTTAAAACAAACAATGGGAATACAAGCATTATTTAAAGCATTATCATTGGGTATTCCTAAATTATCAAATCCACTTACATTAAAATCGGGTGTGAGAGATATTGTAAAGGGATTAAAAGGTGCAAAGAATTTTATAGACGCAACTACAAATTTAGAATTTTTAGAGAAAGATATATTGACTACAAAGACACCAGAAGAAATAAAAGCAGCATTACCAATACCAGAAAGTCTTTTAGGTATAGTTGGTGATATTCAAACCTTTTCAAAAAATACCAAAGAAAGTATACAAAAGGCTAAGAACTTTGTTAAAGACAATAAAGTTAAAATAGAGAAAGCAAAAAGAATTAGTGCAGCAATAGATACTGGTGATAGAAGAAGTATTCTAAATGTTTTACAAGGTATGTCACAAGATGAACTTGATGGAATACCAGGAGCGAATGATGCTTTAACAATAGCACGAGATAGAAGTGTTGGTGGTGGAGATATAGATAGAGCAAGAGCAGCTGGAGTATTCTCAAATCTTGAGAATTATATAGGAGATTTTGGTAGTCAAGAACAAGATGTTGATACTTTAAAATCATATGAAAAAATTTTAAAAAACTTACAAATGGATGAGGAGTAAAAATGAAAAAAAGTAAATTAGTTGAATTAATAAAAGAAGTTGTCAGGCGAGAAGTCAAAAAACAAGTCAACGAGATATTTATTAGTGAAGAAAAAGAAATTAGTTTATCAGAAACAATTTCTAAACCAAAACCTAAAAAGGTAATTAAGAAAAAACCTAAAAAACAATATTCAAAAGATAAAACTTTAAATGAAGTATTGAACAACACTAGACCATTGGGTTCATCAGGACAAACTGAAGAATATCCAACATTGGGCGGTGGAGTATTAGGTAGTGATAATATGGCAGAAGTATTAGGTTATGGTGATTTAGGTGGAGTTCAAAATAAAGAACGAGCAAGAGAGTTTGGAGCAGTAGATACCATCAAGAAAGCTGGAGTTAGTGTAGATTCAGTTCCAGAAGGTTTACAAGATGCTTTAACTCGTGATTATTCTGGATTGATGAAAGCAATTGATAAAAAGAAAAAAGGTGATAGTGGGTTTAGACCATAATGAGTGTAAGAGAAACAGATAGAAATATTGATAAGTATATTGGAATTGGATTTCCACTTGGATTTAGTAATACAGGATTGTTTCATCAAACAAAAAATGTGTTAGAACAAGCATCATATAATTTAAGAAATCTTTTACTGACATCAAAAGGTGAACGAGTAGGACAACCTGATTTTGGTTGTGATTTAACTGATGTAATCTTTGAACAAGATATGTCTAAAATTAAGAATAAAGTTGAGGAGATTATTAATGAAGCAGTAACTAATCAATTACCTTATATTCTCATAAATGATATTTTTGTCACAACTGATAAAAGAAATCCAAACACTATAAATGTTCAAATAGAATTTTCAGTTTCATTACAACCTGATATATTTGAAACATTATTATTACAATTTAATACAGCTGGAGCATAAAATGGCACAACAAGTAGACTACGGAACAAATAAAAAAATAGTAAAGAAAGAGGTAAATTATATCGGTAGAGATTTTGGTGATATACGAGCCAACCTTATAGAGTTTGCGAAATCATATTTCCCAAACACATATAATGACTTTAATGAAGCATCACCAGGTATGATGTTTGTTGAAATGGCAGCTTATGTCGGTGATGTATTGAATTACTATGTTGACAATCAATTCAGAGAAACATTATTACAACACGCAGAAGAAAGAAAGAATGTATATTCTATTGCACAATCTTATGGATATAAACCAAGATTAGCAACACCTTCAACCGTAGAATTAACAATTCAAGTTGATGTTCCTTCAACAACAGCTGGAAGTGGTGGAAGTGCAACTACCACACCTAATCTAAATTATGCTGGTATATTAAATGCTAATTCAACCGTAACAGCAGAAAACGGAGCAGAATTTACTCTATTAGATGATGTTAACTTTAAGGTATCAAGTTCATTAGACCCTATGGGTGTTAGATTATTAGACCCAGGTTCTGGTGTGGGCGCAGCAACAAATTATAGATTGACAAAAAAAGTATTAGCAAAATCTGGAACAAGAGATTCGGAAGATTTTACATTTACAACAGCCAAAAAGTTTGATAAGATAGTTTTATCACAAGACAGCGTAACAGAAATCACATCAATTACTGATAGTAATAACAATACTTGGTATGAAGTGCCTTTCTTAGCACAAGACACAGTATTTGAATCAATAGAAAATACAAGTCTAAATGACCCTACATATTCGGAATATCATAATGATACACCTTATATGTTAAGACTAATTAAAACACCAAGAAGATTTACAACATATATTCGTGATGATAATAAAATGGAAATAAGATTTGGTAGTGGTATTAGTTCAAATCCAGATGAAGAAATAATTCCAAATCCAGATAATGTTGGTTCATCATTAGGAATGGGCGTTTCAAGATTAGATGAATCATTTGACCCAACTAATTTCTTAAAAACACAAACATTTGGATTAGCACCAAGTAACACAACACTTACCGTAAATTATAATTATGGTGGGGCAGTTGAACACAATGTCCCTTCACAGACTATTTCTCGATTTAATAGAAAAACTTATACAAATTCCACAGAAGGATTAAATAGTGCTATACAAACTACTTCAAATGAAAGTATGGTAGTGTTTAATGAACAACCAGCAGCAGGTGGTTCATCAACAGAAACACTTTCTGATATAAAACAAAATGCAGCCGCATACTTTAATGCACAAAATAGAGCAGTTACAAGACAAGATTACATTACAAGAGTTTATTCATTACCACAAAAATATGGTAATATTGCAAAAGCATATGTTGTTCAAGATGAACAATTAGAACGAGAAGGGCAATTGGAAGTTATTGACGGTCAAGTAAGAGAAATTCCAAATATTACAAAAATTCCTAATCCATTAGCGTTAAACCTTTATGTTTTAGGGTATGACTCAAGTAAAAAATTGAGTCGATTAAATCAAGCAGTAAAACAAAATCTTAAAATGTATTTATCACAATATAGAGTATTGACAGACGCGATTAATATTAAAGACGCATACATTATAAACATTGGTGTTAAGTTTAATATTATTGTAAAACGAGGATTTAATAAAAATGATGTATTGTTTAGAGCAATACAGGTAGTAAAATCTTTCTTTACCACAGAAAAATGGCAAGTTAATCAGCCGATTGTATTGAGTGATTTAGCATACCAATTATCATTAGTGGAAGGAGTTGTTTCAGTAGTTCCACCAGAAACAAATAATCCACAAAAGAATTTAATTGTTATTGAAAACAAACATTTAACAGCAAACAATTATAGTGGAAATGTTTATGATATAGATTCCGCATCAAAAGACGGAGTTATATATCCTTCATTAGACCCAAGTATATTTGAATTGAAATTCCCTGATAGTGATATTGAGGGTAAAGTAGTGGGAGATAAATAATGCATTATTTTGAATTTGGAAAAAGAGATACAACTTTATATTCAGGTGGAACAACAGCTTCCAGAAATACTGGACACGATGAGATATTAGAAATTAATAAAGTTGTTAATGATGATAATACGGTAGCAAATGTTTCAAGAGTATTGATTGACTTTGATTTAACTTATATTTCTTCATCAATACAAAGTGGTTTAATACCTTCAACCGCAAAATTCTATTTAAACTTATATGACGCAAAATCAGATGAGGTAGAGCCAGAACAAAAACTAAACATTTATATGGTTAGTGGAAGTTGGACACAAGGAACAGGAAAACTTGACCACAATCCAGTAACTTCTGACGGGGCAAGTTATCAATATCGTAATCACGATTCAGAAACGCCTTGGATTACAGGTTCAGTATTAACTGACGGAGGTGCTTGGTTTACAGCAAGTTACGCTTCTGGGCAAGAATATGGAGTTAGTTCTTCATACGATTTAACATTTGATAAAAAAGATGTTCGTGCAAATGTAACTGATTTGGTTAAGAATTGGATTTATTCAAGTTCTATTTACCCGAACAACGGTTTCATTGTTAAACGAGAAGATAGTGGTTCTTATGGAAACAATCACGCAACAGCAAGTTTTGATTACGACTCTGGACAAGAGGGAGATGGAACTCGTTTAGGTAATCTACAATATTTCTCAAGAGAAACACATACAATCTATCCACCTAAATTAGAAGCAGTGTGGGACGATTCAAGTTGGTCAACAGGTAGTTTATCTGCATTAAGTTCTACTGATTTAGAAAGAGGAAAAGTTTATTTTCAAAATTTAAAAACAAAATATAAAGAAGGTTCAAAAGCTAGATTTAGAGTAGTTGGTAGAGAGTTATATCCATCATCAAGTTTCTCAACTACACCTGGAGAATTAGCAGTAAAATTCTTCCCAAGTCATTCCGCATCAGCCGGAGTTCCAAGTGGAGATGGAGCTTTTTATTCAGTTCTTGATACTGAAACAGAAGAAGTAATTATTCCATTTGGTAGTGGTTCAAAGATTAGTTGTGATTCAACAAGTAATTATTTCAATTTACAAATGGACGGATTACAAGCAGAAAGAAATTATAGATTTGTTATTAAGGTAGTGAGTGGAAGTAAAACTTCTGACGAACAAATAAATTTCTATGATGACAATTATGAATTTAGAGTGGTGAGATAAAATGCCTTATTTACCAAGTGAAGCAAGAAAAAAATCTGAACTTTACAATAATCTTTTGAATGGTGATGTTCAAGAATATCAAGATTATATCGAGGATTTACATAAGAAAATAAATATATCGGGCTCGGTTGTTGATTCTAAACAACCACTAAGAGAATCAGACGGAACATTAGTATCATTTGAAAGTTCAGTTGACGGAGTTGCATTAGAAGAGGAACATCAACAAGTTAGATTAGAAAATAAACAACAATTTTTCATTGGAGAATTTGATAGTGATTTTGAGTATTTCTTCCAACCAAAAGATACGGAAGTTGGAGATGATGTTGTTGACATTGAAAATGACAGTACTACAATTGAATTCCAAATGAATAATAGAGATTATTTAATTCAATTTATTAATGAATACTTCGGAGAAGAGAACACAACAGAAATATCAACGGATAAATTACACAATAAAATAATACAATTTTTTTCAGAAAATAAAAAAGATAAAAAAAATGTAAACGCCGAGGGGTGGGAAGATTTTAGATTAAATAGAAAACGTAATGTAAGAGGAATTAGTGGCAAGAGATTTAAAGAAGTTAAAAAAGATTTAAAAAACTTCAGATATGATGAAGTAGTTGAAGACCACTTATACAGAACATTACAAGGACAACAAATATGGTTAAGATTAGGTTTTCCATATATTGTAGATAAAAACATTAAGAGTTAATAGATATGGCATTAGAATACGGATTCACACAACAAGAAAAAGAAAATTATTATCAACAAGATAAAGTTTATAGTAGTTTTGGCAGAGATTTAATTAATGACTATGTTGCCTTATATATTTACAACATTGATAATATTCTACTTGCTACAAAAATATTATCATTAGATGAAGTTAATTTTAGTCCTTCTGGAGATTTTATTGATTTAGATATCGGACAACACTTGAGAGATTTAGGTTTTCGTCAAGGTGATTTTAATGTTACTTACAAGTTTTTAAGAAGATTAGCTGGAAGACCAAGAACAGTTTTTGTTGATGCTACTGGAATAGTATTTAAAGGAGAGGTTGTCAGAAAAGTAATTAATGGAGAAGTTAGATACTTCCAAAGAATATCTGATGAAGAAAAATCTAATGCTGAACCAATAGAAGTATTTATTAGAGAACAAAAATATATTATTAATGAAGCTTCATCTGATAGAAGAGAAGTAAAAATTCAATTAGATGGAAATTTACTTAATCAAGAATATATAAATGATTTTAAAGAAATGAATTCAATGATTGAATATAAACCACTTCAGAAAGATAATGGTGGCTTAATTAAATTTGATTCAAAAGACCAAAATGTTTTAGAGTTTGATATAAATCCACAAGATAGAGGATTTACACAAAATATGGTAGGTGGTCAAATTATAATTCCAAATCTATACAAAGTCACTGGCGACGAGGATACTACAAATGAGGATACTGCTACTGAACCTGATTCAATCGGAACATTACAACAAGAACTTGAAGATGGAGCAGCAACAGATTTCCTTGATATAGATACAGAAGATTTAATTCAAATAATGTTAAATGACCCTGACCCAAGAGAAAGAGAATTAGCAGACGGAGCTCTACAAGAAAGAGCAAACGAACAGAGATAATAAATGGCAAGAAAAGCATTCATAGATGTTTCACGAGGAACCGATTTAGCAGATAATATACGAACTAAACCACAAGTTCGTAACAACAACGTTGTTGCGGGTGGTGGTAGTAGTATAATCGCTCCTAAATCACCAGCTTTACCTACTCGTCCTAAACCAGAACAAAAAAGTGAAGAATTTAATACTTCACGACAAGGTAATGCAGAAATAAATATTGCTACAATGTATAAACCAAGACCTGATGTTAGTGCACCTAAACCAGAAATTGAAAAACAAGTAGAAATAACAAAGCAAGTTCCAAAAACAACACCATCTCCAGCACCAATGAAACCATTGGTTATTCCATCACCAGCACTTATACCACCACCACCGCCAGTAAAGGGTATTAAAACACCAGTATCAGCGCGAACAAAACCAATACTTAGACCAGACGGAATTACAGAAGTTCTTGGGATTGATAAAGTAGTTAGGGAAGAAGTTGGTAGAGACGGAAGACTAATTGTTGACCCAGTTAAGGACGCAGGGTTTGATATACATAATCCACCAGAAAGTGTAGAGAAATTAAGAGATGAATTTGAGGAACACATTTTAAGTGGTAAAGATGAAGCAGATGAACCATTTTATCCAACTGATGAAACATATGAATCTTTATTAAAAGACGGGTTAGGAAGTAGAGTTGTTCCAAAACCAAAAGAAATCATTGTATCGGATGTAGAAAATGAAACAGCTGGTGATAATAATAAAGCAAAAGAAAAAATTATAACCCCAAATGAAGCACAGAATAAACTATCAGCACAAGATTATATAGCAACTATTACAGAAGTAATGGATAGTAATCGTATTCGTGTTTCATTGTCTTACAATGACGGAGTAAATTTATATCAACATAAGGGTGATGATGAAGTAGCAAAGAAATTTAAGAATTTTAGAGTTAATTATATAAAGAGTAATATTTTAGAACGATATAAAACCTATATGGTTAAAGACAATCAATATTATCTAATAACAAATGATAAACTTGGTATTGATGGAAAAGAAAGAGTTGTTAAGTTAAAGCAACCTTTACGAAATACAAATGTAAATGATAAAGTTATGTTTGTTGAAAAAAGATTGCCAGATTATCAAGATACGATTCGTTTAGAACCATTTGTGCAACAAGAAGATGAGGGAATATTTTTAAGATTACCAAACTTTAATTCTACTGATAATCCAATTAACTTTCAAGGAACAAATTATAAAACCCATACTGATTTGTTAAGTGATAGTGATGAAGACTCGAGAGATATTGAGAGAATACTAACATCAGGTAGTTTATTAGATATTAAACCAAATGTTGATTATCAGAAAACTACAAAAGATTTAAACTTTGAAGCGGATGATACAGGTTTTGGAAACTTTGTCAATTTTTCAAGTGCAGAAAGAAGAGTTAAAAATTTTGAAAAGAAAATAATTTTAATTGAAAGTCATAGTGCTGAAAGTAAATCTTTACTAAGTGTTTCAAGTTCAGCAGCAAGAATATTAGCCGTTGAAAAGAAAAGACAAAGAGTAATTAATTCTTTTGACCCATTTGAAGATTATATGTATTTTGAAAGTTCATCATACAGAAGTGGTTCAGACGGACAATTTCACGACACAGCTTGGCCAAAAACAACTTCAACAAAACCTTATGTATTAGCACACACAACAAGTTCTTATGTCACTTCAAGTTATTTACCAAGTATGATTAATAGCGCTTCTGATTATGACCAGAGAAATATGAATTCATTAAGAAATTCATTACCATTACACGTTAATGCGGATACAAAGAACAATCCATTTTTAGAATTTATGGATATGACTGGTCAACAATTTGATGAAGTTTGGTCATATACAAAACACTTAACTGATGTTAATACGAGAGTAGAAAATATATCAGAGGGTATTTCAAAAGATGTCGCAAGACACTATGCAGAATCACTTGGATTAGAGTTAACAAGTGGGAATGATTTATTAATTTTACCACAATATTTATTAGGTAAAAACCAAGACGGTACAGATTTATATGATGAAGCACAAAAAGATATTACAGAAGAAATTTGGAAAAGAATATTAGCAAACTTACCTTTCTTTATTAAAACAAAGGGAACGGCCCGTTCATTAAAAGGATTATTGAATTGTTATGGTATTCCGAGTTCAATGTTAAGAGTTCGTGAGTATGGTGGGCCTGATAAAGGAACAGGTGTTAATTATGAAATTAAAAGAAAATTTACATATGCATTAGACTTTAAAGCATCTCAATATATTAAAACGTTATGGAAAACTGACGCAACAACTTCAATGTATCCTGAAACCGTTGAGGTTAGATTTAGAACACCTTATAGTGCAGGTAGTTCTGGTTCAATGGTAATTTTACAAAAAGAAAATGATTGGGCAATATCTTTACAAGATAATGGAACTACTGATGACTATGGACATTTAAAATTTGAAATAAGTGGCGCAGCCGCAGTTTACGATAAATATATTACTTCATCTTTATTACCATTATACAATGATGATATGTGGAGTGTAATGTTAACCAGAACAGATGATAGTAATATCGCAAAAACAACCGATACAATATCATCTCAAAGTATTTATGAATTAACCGTTAAACAATATGATTCAACAAGACAAAGAATTATATATAAAGATAGTCAAAGTTTACAAACACACACATCAAGTTTAGCAACTGATGTAAACAATATAACAGGTAGTTCATTAAACGCAGCATTCACAGGAAGTGGATTTGTTTATCTTGGTGGTAGTGGTAGTGCTTTCGGTAATCAATTTAGTGGTTCATTAATGGAATATCGTTTATGGTCAGAACCATTAACAGCAAGTGCATTTGATAATCACGTTAGAACACCAAAAGCATACAATGGAAATACTTATTCATCATCTTATGAAAATTTATTAGTTCGTTATGAATTAAATGATAATATATCATTATCATCTTCTAACGCTTCTCAAACAGCTTCAAATACAGCACACCTATTGACTTATGAAAGAGGAGTTTCAGGTAGTCAAGTAGACGGATATACAGGCAATTTTTATAGAAGTATTGTAGACCAAGAAAAGATGAGAGTTCCTGATATGGGTTCACATAGAAGAAACGCTACAAAGATTAGAATAGAAGATACAACAATTAAACAACCATTAGTGGTTAATGAAAGAAAAGAAAAATCATCAGACGATTTTGCACCAATTGATAGTAATATGTTAGGTGTTTATTTCTCACCAACAGATGTGGTAAATGAAGATGTTGGATATAGTATTGCAGACTTTAATTTTGATGATTACATTGGTGACCCAAGAGATGAATTTAAATCAGTATATAAAGATTTAAGAGACAAACGTAGAGGGTATTTTAAACGATATTCAAATTCAAATAACTTTTGGGATTATTTAAGAATATTAAAATTTTATGATAGAAGTGTATTTACACAAATAAGACACTTAGTTCCTGCGAGAGCAAACGCTTCACTTGGAGTATTAATTGAACCTAATATATTAGAACGTTCAAAACAAATAATTGGTGATAAACCAAAGGCAAGTAATCGTTATTATGAAAATGCAGGACACTTTGATGAGGGAATTAAAGTAACGAGATATATAACAGGTTCAGATGATAATTATTTTGAAGTTAGTGGGGAATACAATACATATAACGGATTAATTAACATAGGACACTTTGATACAGGTTCATCATTAGGATTTTTAAATGCTCGTTCTCTAATGATATTAGATGCTTTAGACCCAAGAAGTGAATATGGAAATTTATATGCAACAGCAAGTATTACATCTGGCTCACATAATAATATATTTACAGAAGTATTACAACCAAACTTGACTTCTTCAAGGTTTGCAGAAAATAATGAAGAAACAAGATACTTTTATTCAAGTTCTTACAGCGCATCAATAGGGACAACATTAGCATACAGTTCATCACGTGTTAAAAGTGATGTTCAAAGTATAGCACACGATTCATCTCTATTCAGAACTTTTTATCAGGGTGTATTATTAACGAAAGATAACACAATAGACGGAAAAGAACCTATTGAAGTTAATCAAGTAGCACCAACAACAATTGTAACACAAGATTCAGATATCAGTAAGTTGAGAACTGAATAAAAACAAATAGAAAATTTAACTTTCTTATATTTATTAATGATTAAGAATAGTTATATAATTTCCACAGGAGTAAACAAAAAATGGGATTTTTAGATAATACAAGTATAACAGTAGACGCAATTTTGACAAAAAAAGGTCGTGAACTTTTGG